GAAACAAAAGTATTCTCACCAAATGCAATATCTTTAAAATTAGACGTATTTGGAGGCGTGTCAGCCGTCCAATTGATTCCGTCAGTAGAATATAAGTATTTTATTTCGGTGTCTGTAACGGCCATAAAATAGCCATTTCCGTAGGTTATTGAAACAGGAGTATTTGGTGAGCTTGCGGCACTCCAAGAAATTCCATTAGTAGAATAATGCTTACCAGTTGTGAATATTCCGTTTGCATAAAATACTGCTAAACTTGATATTCCTGTGCTTTGGTCATTCCAAATAATGCCATCGTAAGATGTTACCATCGTACCTGGAGAGCCATTCTTTACGGCTACAAAAATTCCTTTTCCATAAGTTATGTCTGTAAAACCACCTGGGCCAACTGCTTCTCGTAAAGTCCAAAATATACCATCTGAGGAAGTAATAATTCCATTTCCATAATTATAGCTGCTTGCAACTGCAACAAATAAACCATTACCGAAAGTAATATTTGACCAAGCGCCTATTGCTGCTGCTCTGAATGTCCAAATAAAACCGTCTGGAGATGTCCAAATATTTCCTTGAGTTTCTGAGTTTCCTACTGTTACAAATAAACCATTACCAAAGGCAATTTTCCCACCTACAAACCCAACTGGATTGGTTGCTCCCCAAGTTATTCCATCATTTGAGTAATGAACTCCGTTAGACCTTGTGGCCACAAATATTCCATTCCCATAAGCAACACCAATAAAATTGTTAGTATTATTTACTTGTTGCCAATTGGTAATATCATTTTGAGGAAATATCTCATTCAAAACAACTTTCCAAGTACGATTACCTCCAACTAGGAATTCATTGAAAGCACCTAATTCTCCTGCAATCGTAAAGTCCAAAGAAGAGCCAATTAAGGTGTTAATCGGATCGTCTCCTGTATTTCCCCAATTGTAGGTAATATCGTTAATCAACAAAGGAGTAACCGCTCCTGAATAGCCATCTTGATAAATCTGTAAGTTGTAAGCATTGCCTCCGTAATTAGTAGCATACCCCCCCTCATATTTCAAACCATAACCATCGACAGGACTATTCTGACCCGAAGCAATGGCATAGATTTTAATGTCTTGAGACGGCATTGTATAGCTAAAAGAAGCCGAAGATGATAAGAAAGTATTAGCTGGACTCGTGTACCATTCTACAAGATTGTATCCAGGATCAAAAGCAATTGCAATAGTCAGCGAATCGCCTTCTGTATAAAATTCAGCAATTGGGCCACCATTTACGGTTATTATTCCCGATCCACCTCTAAGGGCGATTTGTAAGCGATAATCGTTTGCCATTATCCTTTATTTATCTTGTTATTTGCTTGTCCTAACACGTAAACCAAATCATTACCTCTAACTACAAATTCACCGCTAACGTCTCTATTTTGTTCGAATAGACCGCCAGTTGCACCACCTCCAGTAAATGCAGTTCCACCGCCTCCAACTCCTGAAGAGCCAATTGATGAACCTCCACCGCCTCCTGCTCTTGCACCGCCTCCTAAACTTTTAGCTTTAGATGATACAAATCCAGCCAAAGCAATCAAAGCAACACCAGCTCCAATTGCTACCGCTGGGTTAAGAGTTTGTAAAGCCTTTTTAATACCTTCTACTGCAAGACCAGCTCCAATTGCAAGCTGTCCAAGTTGATTCATTATTGAAGCAATACCACCAAGTAATGCAGCTCCTCCAGCTTTTAAAACATTTCCACCACTTCCAATTGCATCTCCAATTGCAAAAGCAAAATCTCCAAGTGTTTGTTGTGCCCCACTTTCAATAAGCCCAGCAACCTGAGAATTAAATTCAGCAAGTCTAACAACAAAACCAGACAATTTTGATTGATCTACATCTGCTAACTCTTTTCCAAACTCATCAAAATTAGTTTTAATGTTAACTTCTTTACCACTTATTTTATCTAAATTATTTGAGAATTCTAAAGCCTTAATTGAGGTTTCTGTAATTTCTGCATTAGCCTGAATAGAGGCATCTCTAAATTGATAAATGGAATAAGTATACTGATCCCAAGCATTGTCCCCAGTAATCTCAGGTACTAAAGGAGTTTCTTTAGTTCTAGTTAAAACTTGTATAATTGCCTTTTCGTATTCTTTTGTCGAAGAGGTCAATTTATCAGTTAAAAAGCTAGCACTTTCTTGTTGTAAATTAAATTGATCCCAAGCATCAGAATATTTTTCTAAAGCTTCTTTATTTTGATTTAATGAATCCTTAGATTTTTCTGTATAATCTACTGAAGCAGCTAAATTTTCATTTACTAAACCAGTAAGTTTAACTCTTTCAGCTTCAATTTCTACTAATCTTTTAATTTCAGGATTTTGCTCTTTTAAAAACCTAATTTGGTTTTCATTAATTATAGCAAGTTCTTCCTGACCTTGTGCTCTAAAATTTGCAGCTTTTTGTTCAAATGATGCTATTTGTTGTAATATTGACGCATTTTTTTCTAAAATAATTCTTTCTTCATCAGCTAAAGCAACAATTTGATTTATACCACTAGATGCAGTAGCCCTAGCGATTAAAATTTGAGTAAGCCTAGCATAGGAATCACCAACTTTACCTGCTAAAATTTGTTCATCTGATAAATTTTTAAATATACTTGGTGCTTCTTCTCTTAATTGTTTTACGGCCGCTAATCTTTTTTCTCTGCTTATTGTTTCATTTTCAATAACATTTCTTAAAGCAGTAATTTTTACAACTTGTTTATCTGCATTATTAGCGGCTTCTAATTGAGCTTGTGATGTTTCACCTAAAGTTTTCTTGTACTTGTCTAGTGTATCTTTTAAATCTTGAGCTTTTTTCTCAGTATCAAAAAAGCCTTTTTGAGCAAGAATAGTTAAACCAGTAGTTAATGCTGATACTGCTAAAATTAAAAGATTTCCAGAGCTAAAAATTTGACTAAATGCTAATTTTAATTTTGAAGTTGTAGAATCTCCAGCATTTCCTAAACTTGAAAATGATTGAGCTAATTGTTGAATGTTATTACCAACACCAATAATTCCAAAAGGAGCATCTTGAATTACTCTAGCGAAATCCAAGCCTATAACATTATATTGACTTGTAGCTTTTGATAATGGATCAATTCCAGAAGTTTTTAATTGACTTAAAGCAGATTTAGTTTTAGTTAGTTCTACATTTAGTTTTTGAATTTCAGGTAAAGTAGTCGCATTCTTTAAAGCCTTATCTAATTCTAAAGCTTTTTCTTCAAGTTTCCCAATAATTCCAACAGCCTGACCAAATTGTTGTTTAAGCCCGTCAATTACTGCAACAATATCAACTTCTATTCTTGGATTTGCCATTTCTTTCTAGTTTACTTGCAATTTCCAACAATTTCTTTGCTTTAGCAAAGTCTTGCGGAGTCGACTCTAATGGTTTAGGTGTATTATCCCAAGGTAGAGGCCAAATTCTTGATGGATTTAAATTCGCCCCTTTTTTTAAATGAGGTTGTAGTCCTATCATAGCTTGTACTCGCATTGCCTCAATCATATCTTTTTGATCAATCTCGTGACCTTTTACTAATGCTTTTAACTCGTTACGACTTAAACAAAAAAGCTGCTCATAGGGCACCTTAGTACGTCCTACGAGCAGCATTAAATTTTCACGAGCTGAATATTGCTCGTTTTCGTCCTCATTTACGTTTTTTTTTCTTGGCTTTCACCAATACCTAACTCAATAAGCAAGTCAGCCAAAACTTCGTTAAACAACTTCATTACGTCCTTTCCTTCAATCCAAATTTTTAATTCTTCTAAAGAAACTGGACTTGTTGATTTGCGTAAACAAGCAACTTTGTGACATTCGTGCAGCAAGGCATAAATAAGGTCTATTTTTGGTATTGCTTGACCATCAAAAGCCTGGGCAATTCCTTGTCCTGTAAAATCCTCAAAGTTAGCCAATGCACCCAAATTAGGGTAAAAGAAAATCTCCCCTTCTTTAAAGGGAGCGGAATGGTATTTAGCCATATATATTTATTAGGTTGGTATAACGCTAATTACTGGAGCTCCAGCAAAGTCGAAAGTTCCTGAGAATGAAACCTGAGAGTTTCTTTCAGCAGTAATTTCAAGTGAGTTTAACTGAGCATCTACAGTAATGACTTTGTCACCTGATTCTGTGCCTCCAAAAACCAATTCAAATACTTTCCCGATGTCCTCCATCAAGTCGAAAGCTGAAAGGTTGGATACTCCAGTAGATGCAAAATCAAGGTCTCCGCTAAAGGAGAAAGAGCCTGATTTGTCACCGCCCTCAAGTCTAACTCCGTAATCGCCTGTGCAATCGTTTCTTACGATTACTGACTCATTGGAAATAGAAACAGAAGCGGAAGTTTTACAAACGACTGGAAGAGAGTTCCACTCGAATGTGAAGAAGTTGCCTAATTGATATGTTGCCATTGCTTATTCGTTTTAACAAATATACATAAATTTTTATTTATCAAGACACTTGGAAAATATCTAGTGTGTAAGATAGTATTTTTTGATAACCTATTTGACTGCTACCTTGCTCAATTTGAACCCTAGAAAAGTTTTTTCTGATATTTACCGCTTGCAAATCACCTGGCAAAACTAGATCAGTCAAGTTCATTTTTAACTGAATAGCATCTGAAATAGTTTCAGAAAGTTTCTTACCTCCATTCCCTTGAGGAAATTTGGTAATGATACTAATCTGAAAAGTTGCGTTTTGACGAATGTCGCAATCATTATTCGTTGTTTCTGTCTCGTTTTGATCCGTTATAAGAACATAAGCTCTTGAGTTCAAATAATAAGCTGGCTCAATACCAACAGGCAACTCTGTGTCGTGAACTGGAATAGTTACACCACTCAAAGTTAAAGGAGTTATTGCGTCAATTACTGCAATGCGTATGTCAGTAGCTATTTCTCTCATTTAATGTCTTTATTAATTTTCTCTTCTATTTCTTGTGCCAAATTAGCAGTATTTCTAAAAAAGGCTGGCATAAGATAAGGTTGTCCAATAATACGACCTTTACCATTTCTATAAAATTGCCTTGCAATATTTCTAACTTCAGATGTGTACTCTGGATTACTCAAAATTTCTCTTGCACTTAATCCTGTACCAAATTCTATCCACGATTCCCATTGTTCTCCAGTTCCTGGTACATCTAAACCAATATTCCAAGAAAGTCCATTGTTAGAAACCTTTTTATCAATTTTTTGCTTAATAAAACTTAAATTAATTCTAGCGTCTCCAATTTGATATGAACTTGGTGCATTTCGTATAGCTTCTACTTCAATGTCAGTCGCAACTTTTTGTAAGGTATCTTTAACAGCCTCAATAACTGCATCGCCTTTCTTATCTAATTCAGCCAAAGCCTTATCTAATCCTTTTATCTTTACGCTCATACCCCAATCATTGTAATAACATATTCTTTGTGTTGTCTTAACTCATCTAATCTTATAGAAGTGATTTGATGGTACTTAGAAGCATAAAATATTTGGTAATTAAGGCTAGGAGTAAACAAAGTTCGGTATTGAATCCTAACTTCGTAGGTATTTGGCAAAACCATTTGACCAGACTCTAAGCCATTATCTGCTCTTGTTTGCTTTACAGATGCAAATGTTATCAAAGAAGTAATAGGAGTCAACGTAGTACCTCCTGCACCATCGCTTACCGCCTGAAACGTAATAAACGTCACCTTTTGATCATATTTTCCGAAATTTATCATTATACGAAATAGTCAGGTCTATACTTAGTTTCAGCAGTAATGCTTGCATTTTGTGCATATTGCTCTTGAACTGTAATTAGGTTCTGACGTAAAGCAAAATCCGTGGCAATCCTTTTAAGCATTGCGATTCTTAGAGGTTGAGGCAATGGGTTATCCTCATTAAAGCCAGCGGTATAAACGTAGTTTTCGAACTCGTAATCGTCCGTAGTTACATCCGCCACCCAAGGGCCAATTGGATATATTCTTTCGTCTTTTTTATTATTCGATATAGTAACATCTCTTTCAACATAAAGCATTCCTGATGCTTTCTCAGAAGCTATTCTAGCAGCAGGAATTAGTTCATTCTGAATTAATGTATCCCAATCCGTAAAGTCGATTTGCATCCAAGCCTTAGCCTCTGCCAAGGTAATTGGCTCAGTCTCTACCTGGTAATCGTAGTCAATTTGCAAAGGTCTTTTAACGCTCATTTTGTCTTAATTTTTTCTTTGTCAACTTTGACCCAAACGGCCATTCCTTTATTAACCAAATATTCGTCATAGGTCTTGCCTACGCTTAATATTTCGCCTTTTTCAAAGGGAGCAAGGTCAATCAATAATTTTATCATAAAGATACTATTTATTTTAGTAAATGTTTTTTCTCATTCCAAGGCTCTTTCTCTGCCCATATTCGGTACAAATGAAAAACATAAAGAGAACGGATTAAACCGACCTTTAAACCTAGCTCTTTAACTCGCATAGAAAACAACGAATCAAAAGCTAGGCTACTCTCGGCAAACTTAATTTTCTTCCAAGTCTTGTACTGAAAGGCCATAAAGAATCCAGCGATGTATTCTTTGATTTCCTGAATACCTACCCCCCCATAAGATTTGGCGATTTCATAATGATTTTTTATGTCCAAATCGTAATTAAAGGCTTTATTGTGTAACTGATGCTTAGACCTTAGCCTATTCGTATAACATCCAACCAAACCAAATTTGTCTCCATCTAAAGACAATGCATCGTGAATCCTTTTACCCCAATCTGGAGTTAAATAAAGAATATCTCCATCTTGCATTACAATCCAATCGTCATCGTTTGCGTTTAGGCTTGACAAATATTGGTTATAGGCTTTACCTATATTTTTATCTAAGTCGAACGGATTCGAATAAAATATCTTTAAAGTTTCAGCCACGTTCTTTCATCGTAATAGTTCAAATTCTTATTAAAGCTTGGGTAATTAAATATGCACTCGCTTTGCTTTGCAATTACCGCTGGGAATCTTTCGCTTAAATATCTGTCCATTTGCATTTCTTTTATTAGAGATTTTACTTTCTCTGTATTAAACCAATAGAAAGAGCCTGAGTAATGAAAGTCTTGCGGAACGTATGGAGGGCAAGGTAAAAGCTTTCCACAAGTCCCTGAGAATAGCTTATTAGAAAGATCAGGTATTGCGTTTAAATTGCTTTCGTATAAATAGGTAATCCATTTGTCAAGTCCACGCATTACAGGTCGTGATACACCCTTGCAATGCGAATAAAATGTAATCCCTCCACTAACTCTATTGATTGAATCGGTAAAGTGAATGGCCTCGCCAAATTTCCTATTATTTTCGACAAATTCTACTTTGCAATCCTTTGGCAAAAGCTTTATTATTGGTTTGGCATCGTAACCTAAGTCAATCGCAACCTTTACCACCTTTTGCCCATCAAATAGATTCCAATACTTGTTTAAATAGCCTAAATTAAGCCTGTGGTAATGCGTAATCTTTCCGCCGTAGTAAATGAAGTAAATTAGATTTTTTGGAACGTTAGCGTCCATAAAGTTGGTGTTTTTGGCTCGTCAATTAATTTGTAATCCAACTCTTTAAACATCTTAATCCATTCTTTAGGTTGCTTAATGTTTATGTGTCCCCAGTCAGCGTCAAAATCTGTCGTTTCAGGGGTTGATGAGAAAAGAATATATTTAGGATTTACCGCTTTTAAAGCCTTTACAATTTCCTCGTCTGTCATGTGTTCAGCAACCTCAATCCATAGCATAAAATCAGCTTGCTTTGGCTTTAACAATACCTTTAATTTTGGGTAATTAGCCTTGCAATAATCTCTATGCGATTTAAAAACATCTTGTGCGGTAATGTCAAAACCATTTTGACGCATAACCTCAGAATAAACTCCAGTTCCGCAACCATAGTCTAAAAATGTTTCCACCTTAAACTTTTTGCAGTAATTGGCAACAGACTGAGCCAAGGCTACAAAACTTGGATTATTAAATGTTAGATTAAAATCATTAATTTCTAATTGTAAGAAATCTTCTTCTGTAATGTTCATATTTAGTTAGTTAAATTTCGCCACATGGCTTACAATTCTTTTTAAAATACATCTCGCATTTAGTTCCGTCCTGGTTGCTTGGTTCTTTAGTGAAGTAAATTTGCATATCACTAGCTTTAGCCGTATACCGCTCGCAAGTCATTTTAAGCTTGCATCTTTGTGGCTTACACATTGTAAAATCTGCCATATCTGATAATTATTTTTCTAAATAAACTAATTTTCAATATGTTATACAAAAAAAAGGCGGGAAAATTTCCCGCCCTTTTACCCTAAACACTAAACACAAAACACTATTAAGTAGTCTCAAGGATAGCCTTTGCAGCTGCAAAAGTTCCTTTAACCAATACTGGAACGTCATTAGCAGAGATAAACTGCACCAAACGCTGCTCGATTCTTACGGTTTTCAAGTTGTCGATAAAGTCATCGCCAGACTCTCCGATTGCTACTTGCAATCCGCTTCTCAAACGTACGTTGATAACTGAAAGATCACCACCTACGAAGTCAGCAGCAGTTCCAGTCAAAGCGTTAGTTGGGATAATTCTTACACCCCAAGCGTTGATTCCGCTATTAGCATCGAAAGAAACACCAGCTGGCAAGATGTAGTTCTTGTCTGCATCTTTCTCAGAAAGCATCAAGTGGTAAGCTCCAGTCTCAACGAATACACCAGTAGCAGAACCGTTAGCAGCCTGTACTTGTGCGATGATTCCGTGGATAACATCCCAGTTGGTAGCAGATTCAACTCCACCAGCCATAGAAGCTCCATCGAATGCAGTTGACTTAGAAAGCAAACCAGCAAGCTGAGGAGAAGAGCCATTACCTGTGAACAATTGGTTCTCGATAACAGTCTCAACACGCTTAACTCCATTAGACTGGATGTAAGAAGCCAAGTAAGAAGCATCCTCAAGCATCTCCATAGATACCTTCATGTGAACACCGATTTTCTCAACCTTAGCTCTCTGCTCCTTGTACTGAACATCGATTTGAGTTTTCTCAACACCTTCACCAATGAATACTGGAGTTCCCTCCTGATCGTATTCTTCAACCCATACTGCGTACTGAGTTCCGATTGCTCCAACAGAAGCGTTAGCCAAGTAAGTCAACAAACGCTGACGAACAGGAGATACAACACCTGTGAACTCAGAGATAGTTACCTGAGAAGCAGATGATCCACTTGCAAGAGTAGAAGCCAAAGTAATTGTTCCTACTGCTTTCTCGCTGATTTCAAATACCAAAGGAGACTTTAGACGAGCATTAGGCTCATTCTTCAATCTTTCGATCTCTGCTCTTACTGGCTCGTAAGCCTTAACAAAAGCGGTTTTGAAATCTTCAGCTTTCACTTCTTTCTCAACTGCACTCTTCTGCATAGCGATGTCAAGCTTGTCAAGTTGCTTCTGCATTTCAGCAGCATCTTCCTTGCTAACTACGTTATCCAAAGATTTTAATAGGCTCTCAGCCTTTTCGAAAGCCTCATTGGCTTTTACTTCTGCATTGCTTGCTTTAGCCTTTAGAGCCTCGCCAGCTTCTGCGATTACCGCTTTAACGGCATCAATTGTTAGATTTTCCATGATTCAAATTGTTTTTTTAGTTCGTTAATTGTTATTATTTCGACCTCCTCGGCTTTCGTCTCTTCTAAAGTAGGCTCAGCTGGCTTTAGAACTTCCAAAAGTGATTTAAGTTGATTTTCTAATTTTTCTAATGTCTCATCTGTTGCATCTGAAGTCTTTACAAACTTCTCAAGTCTTGAAAGATATTCGAATGCATCAGCTTCGCTTTTAAGATCAATAAAGGTAGTCTCAGGATTAGCACCCAAGAACTGAACTGCTGAACCCTCATACATCATTACCTCTTTAATTAGGTTTGCTTTAGACTCTTGATCGAACTGCTCTTTAATAGTTCTAAAGCCAAAAGAATGCTGATTGATCAATTCGCTTTCAATCATTTTCTGAAAGTCTTGACCTGCTGCGTGGCTTCCTATTTTAGCCTCGTAACGCAATCCTTTATTATCCTCGTAAAGATTGGTAATTTTTGCAACCACTTTATTTTTATCGTGATCTAGCAAATACTTGATTAATTGCTTTCCTTGAGGGCCACGCTCCATTATAGTCTTAGTAAACGCTCCTGGCTCGATAATATCGCCATCAAGGTCTTTGTTACCGAAAACAGCAAAGTAACCACTTACGACTCCTTGCTTCATATCGCTCTCGGCAAATCCTTGGTTTAATCCTTTTTTTACAAAACCCATATCGCTAGTTTTTTCTAATTCCTTTAATTTGTTTCTGCTCCAAGTCAAAGCAGCCCTACCCCCCCAAGCATCGTACATCAACAACCCACAACCTTCTCCATAAGAAGTGGAGGTCTCTAAATCTACCTCGTGTCTACTTAAATACGAATACATTCGCTTAATCGTGTCAACAGAAACAGGTTCACCATTTGCTAACTGACTAGCCCTTTGCTTTCCTACAGGAGTACCACAAGAACCCCAGCCATTTTCCTCCACATACTTTAAAACTCTTTTAGCGTTATTTCTAACAGCTTGCGGATAATCGGAATAAGATTGCTCGGCCTTCTCTAGCATTTGATATTCGTTTAAGCAAATATACAAATAAATAAAATTAGGAAACAAAACTCCTTACACCTTAAAATATCTTCTTGCATAGGATTCTGATACATAAACTACTACACACGAACAATTTACAGTCTGAGCCGCCCCTCCGTTTATGTCACCAGGTTTATCCATTAATACCTCAACACCATTGTTAAAAAACACAAAAGGCTGATCAGCTCTTATTGGTTTATTCTGTGCTTGGATGTGCTGAATCCTTGGCTCCTTAGCCCCTCCATGAATCCATATCTTCCACAACTGAGTTCCTGTCTCATTAGCCCAATCAATCGCTGATTTCAGTTTACCCTCATTATAAGCTCGTGTCGATTCAGTTCTAGCAATAGCTCTAGCTCTTTTAATGTCAGGGATTTGTTGAATTAACCTATCCTCAATCTGTCTAGGATTCAATCCTTCCTCAATACCCTGAGCAACAATTTCATTTACCCTATTTTGAGTAGTATCTGTAACATCAAATATTAATTGACCTAAATTCTGAATAACCCAATTCTTGATAAACTCAAGCCAAGTTCTAACAAAAAAATCATCAGGAAGAAACTTCTTCTCCCTATTGTCCTGCCTTATCCTATCAAACTCCTTAGTAGCAGAATCAATAAATACAGTCTGATAAAACTTAATATAAGCCTCCTGCATAGGAAGCAAGGGAACATTCTCCCTTGCCTGCAACTTTAATGCCTCAGTAAATATTTTTACTCCAAGTCGTTCGTATTTCTTTAGATCGGCTTGAGCTGACCTTCTGACCTTGGAATAATTTATTTTTCTCATTTCTTATGCTTGGAAATCTACAAAGTCCGTTGCAGCAGTTCCTAACGCCTCATCGCTTGGAATTACGTTGCTAGGTATCCAATGAACGTCCATTGCTGGATCTTCGCTAGCGTGCCAGTTAAGTAGGCTTCTTACCTCATTTCCTGTAAAGTATGGAGACTTACCATAAGTATCCAAAATCACCTTAACATCAGGTTGTAACTCAGAGAACGATGAAATATCAAAGTCCACAACGTAATCCATCCCATAAGACTTGGCAAGCCATTGGGTAAATTTCTCCTCAATCATTTGAAGCTGAGGCATAATTACATCCGTAACCAAAGACTTCTGAGCGTGTTCTAAATTCGCATAGGTAGCGTTTGAACTAAACAATACAGGATTAACTCCCCAAAGACCGCAAAGCGTTTGCAAGTCCATATTTTGAGAGTTGATAATATCCATTGCCACAGGACTCAATCCAATCGCATCGTATCGCAAAGGAATAGAACTTGCTACAATCTTATTTAAATTCTTATTACCATTTATCCTCTCATCAATCCGCTCATCCATCTTCGCCCTTTGATCAGGGGATGGCCAAAACTCAGGATTATTTACATTTGGAGAAATAATGCCTTTTGCTCCTCCATTCTGAAAAGTTTTCTGCTTTGCCTCCGTAGCTTCGTTATTTGCCTGCAAAGTTGTTAAACCCGCCAAGAGTGGAGGCATTCCACGAAGTTGGGCTCCATTCAAATCCCACGTTAGATTTGTCGTTTTGATGTGCAATACCTGTTCAGCTGGAATCTCAATGTTCTGATCTCCGATAATCAACTTATAACCTCGCACAGGCTCGAATAAACTTCCTGCAACTATTTCAACGTAGTTAGACGGCAAAACGTACATTTCCTTTATTTTGCCCTTATTCAAGCCGTCAGTTGGCTGAAATCCGTAAACAAATATTTCTCCGCTAGTATTGTACCATGTTAGCATCGAATCCAAGAATTCTGCCCATGTCTGCATCGGATTTGGATTCTTAATCAACTGATTCACAGGATCAGAGTAAGTAACGTCTTGCAGCTCCTTTTTTCTAAATGCTATGCTCTGCAATCTGTTAAGCTCTTTCGAGTTGTATTTTCCGCCTCTGTATTTCTTAGCTGCTTCAGTTTCCTTATAAACGTAAGTAGGGCATTGTTTTCCCTTTTCCGCTATTTTCCTAATTATAGAATAAACCAAAGCGTTACCTTTGTAACCTTTGTCTATAAACGTTTGTTGATTCGAGTCGTACCAAACGACCATAGTCGAGGCCGTAAATTGGCCATACAAGATTTGATTTAGTAGGTTTACATCGGGTCTCTGTGGTGTCGAAATAACCGCAGGATTAATATAAGACCTTAGAGCCTTTAATAGCATAGCATATTCGTTTTAGCAAATATACATTAAATATTTTTTTCAAAATATG